TCTTCAACCCAATGATCACAACGATAAGTCATAGTTAATTCAGCAGGATCTGGTGTTTCATAGTTTAGTTCATCTACAAAATCAGGTTGCCCTGTTGGGAATACATCTTTAAGGGTAATTCTCCTGTAAATATCACCTGCTCTGTTATACTGAACAATAATCATGCTTCCAATATAATCTCTTTTAAGTCCCATTTCACCTGTTAAAGGATCATATGTTAATTTATACCAATTTCTCATTTGGTTATAAATATAATTTTCATTTGCTTCGTTTAAATTAAGAGTAAAATTAAGAGTTAAATCAGCAAACGTTTGCCCTGGCATACCTGCATATGAACGATCAGCAAATTTATATTTTTGTGCAACTGCATCAACCGTAGGATTTAAATTATTTAAACCTCCTATAGTTTTAACATGCTCTAGTAAAAGACCAGTGTCATCCCCATTAGGAGTAAATATAGTAACCTCAAATAAATTAGGTTGTACTGGTTCAAATCGTTGACTGCTTGCCCTTGCTTGTGTATAATGTGGTAATCCCATATTTGATTTATTTTTATTTATATATTAATATTTTTTATTGAAAATTTCCTGTACTAATTGCACCGGTTCTTAAAATAGTGGTTCTTTGAACTAATACCTCCATTCCTCTAACAGGTTCAATAAAAGTATCTAGGATACCAATATTTTGATCAATTATTTCAGGTGTATTATTCGTTTCATCCATAACATTTCTAAAATCAAATACACCATCATCATTTTGTACTGTTGTGAGGAAGTTATCAGCAAGTGTCTTAATTTCCAATCTTGTTTGAGGTGTGTTAAATTCAAACAAATAGTTTCTTAAAATTGCTTCGATACCATCTTGGATATAAATTACAACCTCTCTAACATTAATTGAACTTAATGCAGATCTTGTTGTTTGCTGTGCAGTTTTATTAGCAAAAATTGTAGGACCAGTTCCAGTTTGAAACACAATTGGGTTTAAACCAAACGGTTCTAAAAATTCACGATCTTCTTTATCTAGGTTAATTTCTAACCCAACAACACCAGTTCCACCAACGACACCCCTACGAACACCTGCAACTAATGACCATGGTAGAGCATTTGCATATTTTGCAATAAAGTTATTTGAAACATAAGCAGCAGGTGGTACATTTATATTTTTACCTAAATCTCTTACTGTAATATTAGGGAAATAAAATGATCCCCAACTTGCACCTTGTGTAGGTGAAGGTAATGAATATCTAACTGATGGGTTTCTACTTAAATCTCCACCTTCTGATATAAACTTAGTTGATAATGCACCAGTTGAATCAGTAAATGAAGGGTCTGTATTATTTTTAAAGTCTTTTGCAGAAGGAGCATTTAATATTGCAAATGCGTTTTTTCTAGTTTGACATAAATTTGTAAATAATGATTTAGATCCACTTTCAATTCCATTTCCAAATGTATCAACTACATATCTAAAATTAATTACTTCTCTATCAGTGAGAGCTTTAAATAAATTAGTACCATTGAGTGTACCGTTTAATATTTCATTTTGACGATCATTTGATCCATCAGGTACATGTTTTGTTGCATCTAATTTAAAACCATCAAATGTAAATACATTTAAGTAATCAACCCAACGATCAATAGGATAATATAATTCTACCTTTTTAATATTATTCACAGTGTCAACTGAAATTTCTGATTGGCATGTAACTAAGATAGCGGTTTGTCCTCCTGGTATTGAAGAATATTGTGCCGATGTTAAACCACCAGAAGTTTGATTAATTCTTGTTAATCTTGAATGTCCAGTAGAACCACCTTCATCATGTACCATATAATTACCTACATTTAAATCTGCAGCTTCTGGAGAATTAGAATTAATAAGAACTTGGTTAGGTTTAAGTTTAGTATCAGTTGTATAATCTGATATAATATCAATAGTTGTATTTAAAGAACCTTTTATTGTTTGTATGTTTAAACAGTTTGCAGATACAGCGTTACCTAAAGTATTAAGAAATAAACCAGCACCATCAATATTAAATTGGTTAATTGGTGTTACATTTGTAAATGAATCTTCTTCATACGGCGTAATTTTAACTGAAGGTAAATTGTAATTTGAATCTGATATTGCAATTGTATTAGCAGATCCTGTAGGTGATGCTATATGAATATAATTATATGCAATTTCATTAAATACTAAATATGAAGTATATTGTTGGCCACCTACTTCATATACTGCCTCATCACCATCAGTAAGAATACCATTAGTAAAATTAGTATAAAGATCACTACCATAAGATCCTATAATGTTTGATGTTGGCGCAGTACCGTTCCATTCTTGTGCTATAATATTAAAGTCAGATTCATTAATATATGAAAGTATTGTACCTGGTGTTGTTGGAAAACTGCTAGCAGAAGTGCCAACTCCAGATAATGTAATAGTAGCAACAGTAGGTGTTACATTAACATTAATAACTGGAACATATACATTATTTACAGTATCATACAAGTAAGTACCTACTGTTGTAGCGGTATTAGGTGTCATATCAGCTAACACATCATAAAGAGTACTGCCAGTAATATCTTGTACTTGTATTTGAATATTACCATTTGATAATGTAGTAACTGCAATTGAATCAGATCCGCTTAGAGTTTGGGTATTAACAGTTGCTGTATCTCTACACTCCTCAATATCAGAAACTATAGTTTCATGATATGATAAGAAATTAATATCTCCTTGGAATGATGTTGATTGTGTATATTCAATATTATGACCAATTAAATCAATACCACCAGCAACACCATCAATTAAAAAGTCACCGCTAAATAAATCTTGATTAACTGCACAGAATAAACCTGTGGTTGCAGAGTCTGCATTTATGACTTTTTCAATAAATAAATTATTACCAACTAAATCAACAAAGTCAGGTAAGAGAGATGCAGTATAAGAAGCAATTAAATTAACCTCTCCTAAATTAAAAAATTCTTCTAATTGTGTATCAGTTTCATCTGATGAAAATCTTCTTCTCTGTAAACCTTTTGTTGGATCAAAATAATCTTGGAATATTGGATCTGCTGAAAATCTATCATAAGGTTGAGATTGTGTAAAATCACCACCAAAGTTTCCTTCAATTACAAAAACATCAACCATAAAGTCAGATACCAAACTATCTTTATTTAAAAAACCTGGTACATTTGCAGAACCGTACCATTCATCAACAGTAACATTAAATCCTCCTACATTTTGTGGAGCAGCCTTTTTAACAATAACAGATATTGGATTTTTACCTAAATTAGTAAAATCTAAAAGGTCATTAGTAGTTGTAGAGTTAATTGAATCTCTGTTAACTGCTGGTGTAACGTTATTTAAAAATGCTTCAGAGTCTGGAAACCAAAACTTATCTTGATTATAAAATTTAGAATATTCAGCAATTGAAGCTATATTAGATTGTGCATCAGGTGTAGCTGCAGTTGCCATTTTCATATACTGACTCTTATCATCTGAATCAAGAGATAGAAGATTAAGTGCCAATATTGGACCTCTTTCTAAAGCTGATAAACAACTTCTATGAAAGTAAGAATCCTTTTTTTCTAAGTTTCTATCAATTTCTCCAAATATTTGTTTAAAGAATGAAGAATCAGGAATAAAAACAGGTGTATTAAAAGGTCCTTTTTTAGAAAAACCGACAACTAATCTTGTTTGATTCGCTGGAACTCCTACTACTTGGCTCTTATCGAATTCAAACCTGTATGTCCCTGATGCTTTTATTGAAGCTATTTGTGGATCTAGTGCCATCTTATATTATATTTTTTTAGTTTTTTTATATATCCACCACATTAAGATAATTTATACCAAATCATATATATCATAATTGAGATCCCCACCTTTTGAATCCTTTTCAAGAATTTCATCAATTTTAAATTGTATATCCGGATCAATTAAATCATATAATTCTTCAACAAATTCAGAAAAGTCGGTAGTGGTAAAAAATTCAGATGAATTTATACTTGTCATAATAAGATCATCATGACCTAACTGCCCTGCATATGATCCATTTGGTAATTTTCCAAATGTACCTGCTTCTTTAACAGTTTTCTTTTCGTTTAGTATTATTTTATTTTGTGATACATATTTTTTAAAATTTTGGCAAAATATAGGTTTATTATCTTTCTTTACCTTTAAGCCAAAATCTCTAGATCTTGCATCAACACGATGCTTAAATTTAACAATAGTTTCTTCATCAAAATTATTTCTTCTAGGAAATACAGTTTCTAATCTTTTTATTAATTCAGATCCAAACATATTCCATTCTATAATAAGTTTTAAATTTTCAGAATAAAACATATCAAATCCTATTGTATAGAGTATTTTTGCAAAATCCTCAATAGTGTGCTGATTACTTCTAAAAACACCTATTTGTCTTATTCTAAAAAAGTCAACAAAAGCACCTGGTGTAATTATTTTTTTAAAATCAGATGAATCAATTACCTCAATTTTAAACATATTAATGATAGAATAATCCCCACCGTTTCCTTCTGCTAAATCAACTGAAAATACCCAATAATTTGAGTCATCAGCAGGATCATTTTCAACATCAAAATTAGGATCCCATTTTAAACCACTATAATCTAAACCAATGTCTTCTAATTCTGGTATGTCATAAAAAATAAATTCCTTTTGGTTTATTGCTAACTTCTTTAAACTATCAGCACTTAACAATAGAGAAGAACTTGCTATAAACTGATTACCGTATTGTCTATTAAATGCTTCTTCATCACCTAAATTAGCAACTTCATTTTTCATCCACTCTTCATCTCGCCCAGGTACATCCCACCAATCAATTTTAAAAGGTACATATTCACTCTTACCTGCTTCAGCAGCAGAATAGATATCATAAAATTTATTAAAACCATTTGGTGTACTGGTTATAATTACTTTTGAGTTTTTAGAAGCAGAAACAGTAGGATATACGTTTTCGTAAAAAGTATTAACAAAATTATTTGGTATATGAGCAAACTCATCCATGAACAATAAGTGAATAGTGAAACCAATTGCAGCTTTCTTTGTTGTGGTTTGTCCAATGATCCTACAACCATTATCAAATTTAGTGTTAAATACATCCCATTTTAAAACACCAGGCTTTAAAAAGAAAGGTAAATGTTCTAATATTGTTTTACCCTTATCAATAATTTCAGATGTTGTACTACCTTTATTTGACAGTATTAAAGAATTTTTATCAAAATTAAAAAGAGAATACCATGCAATAAAAATAGAAGATCCTATCGTGTTATGTGAAAGTATATTATTGCTCCAGTATCTATAATTAGGGTTATCCACAGTTACATCAAACATAGAAACACTTTGCTTATATTTAATTAATTGTGTAACTTCAACAGGCCCTTCTCGGGTCATAATATAATCACCAACAATTAAATCTCGTATAAATACTTCATTTAATTTTTCAGTAAATAAGATATGATTATCAGCCCCTTCAAGATACATGCCATTATTAAGCTTAACTTTCCAAATATCATAAGGTTGTGTTTTATGAACATGTGTAATTCTTTCCCAACCAGTATCAGTATCGATTCTAACATCATAAATATTAATTGTATTCATAATCTTTTTATTAATATCATTTTGATCTAAATCAACTGAACGATATTCAATAGTTTCTAAAAATCCAATGAGTATAAGAATTATACCTTTTAGTAAATTAATCATTATCTATAAATTTTTTACAATTGTCTAAGACTCTTTCATGATTATTTAACCAATCATGTTCCCAAACAATTAAAACCTCGTAGCCTTCTTTTTC